CCTAATTTTTCCCTATGTCAATAAAATAGTAATGCCTTTCAAAAAAATGGATTCAGAATGCCAATAGTAAAAACAATTCAAGAACATAAACAGGAAGGCACATATCGTGGCGATCGTCACGATGGTAAAAACTTGGATAGCATTGCCGTTGATGTAAAAATAAAACCCCCAAGGCATATGCATACAGCAGCAGCTAAAGTTTGGCGAAAATTATTACCGATCGTCCAACGTGGTCAGGTTTTAGAAACGGACCTTATGGCTTTTGAAGTGCTATGTTATTCATGGGCGGACTATTACTACTGCATGAATGCTATCGTTACAGATAAGTACGTTCAACAGTACACTAATACAGAAGGCGCTACTAACACTATGCGACACCCACTTTCTACAGACAAAAAGCAAGCCTATGATATGCTCCAGCAAATGATGGCAAAGTTTGGCTTAACTCCTGCTGACCGTTCAAAAATAATAATCTCAATTAATGACGATATTGACGATGAAATGGCTGACTTTATTTAGCAAGTACATTTCAGATGTAGGAAAAGGTAAAGTTAAGCTTAGTAAATACGCACGTTTAGCAATTGAGCGGTATAATAAAGATGTAGCTGATAAAAAATGGACTTTTGATACTGATAAAGCTGATCACGCTATACGATTTATTGAGATGATGCCACATATTGAAGGTTCTTTGGAAGGCCAGCGATTAAGACTTGAGCCATGGCAGATATTTATAGTTGCTAATTTATTTGGTTGGGTAGATGATCAGCGCTTACGCAGATTTCATGAGGCATATATAGAAGTTTCCCGTAAGAATGGTAAGTCTACGTTAATGGCCGCTATTGGTAATTACATGGCTATTGCTGATGGTGAAATGGGCGCTCAGGTATTTAGTGGGGCCACCTCATTAGATCAGGCAAGAAAAGTATTTGATCCGGCATGGATGATGCTTCAAAAAATGCCAGAGTTTAGAAAAAAAGCAAAAATACGATTACTTGGCACCGCAGAAAGACCAGTCAGTATACATAGACAAGGCTTACGTTCATTTTTTAAACCAATGGTTGGTAAGCCTGGGGACGGCGACAACCCACACTGCGCCATTATAGATGAATTTCACGAACACCCTACTGAGGTCATGTACAAGGCCATGAAAACAGGTATGCGAGCGAGGTTACAACCCATGGTTATTAGCATAACGACTGCTGGTATGAATTTATCCTACCCATGTTACAAGAAACATAAGCAAATGAAGCTTCTTTTAGGTGGCACATACAGCGATGATAGAACCTTTAGTATGATTTTTAGCATAGATGAAGATGATGAGCCCCTAAGTTTAGCCGCTGCAATAAAAGCCAACCCAAACTATGGCGTAAGTTTAACCGCTACTGGCATTGAAGCTGCAATAAATGATGCTAAGAATGGTTCTGGAATTGATTTAAACTATCATCTTACTAAACATTTGGGCGTCTGGGTATCCGGTTCAAATGCCTTTTTTAATGTTGAGAATTGGCGAAAAAACACCATTCCCGAAGCTGATATAATAAATAAGCTTCACGAGCTTGACGTGTATGTTGGTATTGATACTGCCAGCTCAGATGATATTACCGCTGTGCATTTCATTGCATACGAGCCTGTTGAACTATGTTACTATACATTTGGTCGCTATTTTATTGCCGATGCGCACATGAATAACTTGCATGATTCAGTTAAAGATATGTATAAGGATTTTTTAAAAAACAAGGAGTTTGAGCTAGTAAACGATGCAGACGGTTTAACTGATTTTGCAAAAGTAGCACAGATCACCGCAGATTTATCAATCAACTTTAATATAAAAGGCTTTGTACGCGATAAAACGCAGTGGGGTGTGGCTGGTCCTGCATTTTACAAGCACTTTGACGAAAATCTATTTATTCCTGCAAAGTATGGGTCCCATCAATCGCAGCCTTTAGATGAGATGAAAGCTAAATCTACTGTGGCCAAATTTAAGCACAACGGCTCTTCTGTACTTGAATGGATGGTTGGTAATGCAGAGGTCAAAGTATTTGACAACAGCAAGAGGTTAGCTAAGAATAATGAGAAAGATCATCACGCCAAGGTTGATGGCGTTGAAGCTATTGTATACGGTATGCAGAGATTGTTGGAAGCTAATCAAGAGAATAATGAAACAATAATTAACGACATTTGGTTTTTATGAGTGAGCTTAAGCGTTACCCACAAAGTATTTTACGCCTTCAGGATTTTGAGGGGTTCAATGCGCAGTTTGAGAGCTTGTTGCCACACATGAGAGCGAGCGAAGCGTACAAAAAAACAGAGGAATTATACTATTATTGGTTTATGCGTACTAAGTATAGCGGTTATGAATCGTTTAGGGTTATCCGATCAGGAAGGATAAAAAGCTATAAATAATCAATATTGCATGACAATCAACTAAATATGTAAGTAATTTACGGATTTTTAGCTATTTGTTGTCGTTATTTGGTGCATGACGGCAAGAGAACTGATCAATAAAGCAGCTACTTTATTAGGTATAGGTAGCATTAATACAAGTCCAGATGGTGCTATAGCATTAGCGGCTGTCTATAGCTGTATAAAAAGCATTAGTGAGACGGTAGGCATGCTTCCCCTCAATCATTATTTAGCTACTGATAAAGGTAGAGTTTTAATAATGAACGCAGTTACCAAGAAAGTATCTGTCAGGCCTAATAACTACACTACCGCCAGTGATTTTTATCAAGCTATCATAGCCAATGTTTTACTTTACGGAAACGGGTATGCAATAATTTACAGAGACTCGGACGGTGAGAAAGTACGCTCTATGCAGGTGGTACCATCTTACTATGTAGACCCTAAATTTGCCGATGGTAATATTACCTATGATGTAACCATTCCAATTAGTGATTCCCAGCAAGTTGTAAGAAAAATTCCCCAAATGGATATGATCCATTTAAAGGGTGTTGGCTTTGATAATATTAAAGGTAAAAGCCCTGTTGAGTATGCTGCCGAAGCGTTTGGATTTGGTTTAAGCGCACAGAAATATGGCGCAGAGTTCTTTAAGAATGGCGCTCATTTAAAGGGGTTTATTGAAATGCCGTCTGGCGTTACGGTTGAAGGTAAAACTAGAGAAGAAAAAAAATCTACCATTGAAAGAATTAAGGATGCCATTTTAAGTGGACTAAAAGGCGAAAGTAGCGCTGGTGGGATTGGAGTGCTTGAAAATGGCATGAAGTTTCAGGCTATGAGCTTGCCTAATGATCAGGCACAGTTTTTAGAAAGCAGAAAATTTAGCCGTGAAGAAATTGCAGCTATGTTTCGGATTCCCGCATATATGGTTGGGGAAATGGCGAACGCTATTAAATCTAATATTGAGCAGCAGTCCATTGAGTTTATAAAATATGCGGTTATGCCCTGGGTGATTAAACTTGAACAAGAGCTTGAGTATAAGATTTTAACTATTGAAGAAGAATACTTCAAGTTTGATGTAAATAGCTACATGAGAGGTACGGCTTTAGAGCGTGCACAATACTTAAAAGAGCTTAGATATGCAGGCATCATTAGCAAGCAGGAAGCCCGGGTATATGAAGATTTACCCATTGAGGGTGAGGGCGATTTTATGAGGTCTAAAAATGAATGGGGCAAAGAAGAATATGATCTGGAAATTGAAAAACGCATAAAAGAATTGAAAGGAGCAGCCTAATGAAAAATAGCAGCTTAATAAAGAATAGCAAACTGATCTTTAATATTGAAAAATTGGAGACTACAGCCATTATTAATATCAATGGCTTTATCGGCGATGAGTATGATGATAATGATGCTAAAACTTTTGCAAGGGCTTTGCAGGAATTAAAAGGCTTGGATTTAACGATTCGAATTAATAGCCCTGGTGGGATTGTTACAGATGGTTTTCAGATGCACGATTTATTGGCCATGCATGATGGTAAGGTTACTACAGAAGTATACGGAGGTACAGCGAGTGCCGCCACAATTATTAGCCAAGTTGGCATCCGCATGATGAGTACCAATGCATTAATGCTAGTGCACCATGCATGGGGTTGTTTTTGCGGTAATGTCAATGATATGCGTGAGAATATTGAAACCCTTGCCAAATTTGACGAGCAGATTTTAAGCATTTATACAAAACGTGGAGCTGATAAGGAGGTGATCACTAATCTAATGGCCGCTAATAACGGCAATGGAAAATGGATAAATGCAGACGAAGCCTTAACAGCTGGCCTTATTGATGGAACTTTTGAGCCGACTGAAGCAAGATCAGAAATTGATGCAAAGTTAATTAAGAATTTAGGCTTACCTGAGATACCTGTGAAAGCAGAAGTCCCAGAGAAGCCCGTAAAAAAAGAAGAATCTACAGATGTGGATGCAGAAGCGCAAAATTCTGAGCGCAGACGCAGACAAATTCAAATAAAAACAAAAAAGGAAAAATAATGGATCACCAAAAAGATATCCAAATCTTAAAAAAAGAGCGCTCAGATGTTTTATCTCATCTTGACGCGAATTACAAAACGCTAGAAGACGAAGTGTATAACACTAAAATGCAAAGAGTTGAGGCGATTGATGCGCAAATTCTGAAAGCAGAAACGATTGAAAAGCACCAGAGTAAAAATATGGTCAATCCAATGGCGCAAACTACTGACGGTCGTAAATCGCTTGAATCATTTGATTTCTCCCGATTTTTGAGAAACGCAGTAAATAAGAATGCCCAAGAAGGTGTAGAAGCAGAGGTTATTACTGAGCAGAAAGCCTTTATGAAAAATGCAGGTTTAGAAGCCTCTGGCATGTCCCTTCCATTTGAAGTCTTTAACGCACACACCGCTGGCGCTGCAAACAATGGCGCTGAATTGGTTGAAACCATTAAGACAGGCAAGTTTATTGATGCTTTGCAGCCATATAGCGTACTTACGCCACTTGGTGCTAATATTTTAACTGGTTTAAGTGGCAATCTTGAAATTGGTGCCATAACCAACCCAGTTAATCCTGGAGTTAAAACAGAAACCGCTGATGCTGATGATTATACCGCAACTATTGTGAGTAGATCATTAAACCCTACAAGAGGAGCCGTTGAGACTACTTTTTCTCAGACATTATTGGCTAATACCTCTTACAATGTACAGCAGATTTTAAGCCGCCATTTGCTATCAGGCGTAACACGCCGCGCTGAATCTCATGCAATGGCAGAAGTAATTGCGAGCGCTGGTACTACTGTGGCTATAGGCACCAATGGGGGTGCTTTGACTTACGCAAAATCGGTGGAATTATTGAATTCATTGAGCGCAGCCAATAGCTCTGGTTTAAACAACGCCTTTGTTACTAATTCAAAAGTAAGAAGTGCGGGGATGCAAATTGCGTTAGATACTGGGTCAGGTAGATTCCTTTGGGAGCATACTACGCCAAATCTATTTCTAGGCAACCGTGCCCTAGTAACGAATTATGCGCCAGCAACCCTATCAAAAGGATCTGCTGACGGGACGCTTTCTGCATTAGTTTATGGGGACTTTAGCAGCCTTACCGTAGGTTTCTGGGGCGGTTTAAATATCGTGCTAGATGAAATCACTTTAGCTACTACTGGTCAAATTCGGTTGATTGTGAATTTCTTCCATGATTCAGTTGTCGAAGTTCCTGAGAATTTTGGAGTTATCAAGGATATTATCGCCTAATTAAGCGATTCATTGGTCAAGGGCTGGGCAGTTTATCTGCTTGGCCTTTGAATTTAACAAGGTAAAAAAATGACAAAGATATTTGTACTAAAGCCACATGAAAAGTGGTCCTACAATGCTGGCGATGTGGGTTTAGTCCCAGATGAAGCAGCGCAAACAATGGTAAAAATCGGCTATTGGAAAAAGGTTGAAGATGAGCAGAAGCAAACTACAGATAACGACACCTCCAAGCGGAAACGTGGTAACTCTCGAGCAGGTAAAATCCCATCTAAGGATTGATGGGTATGATCAAGATACCTACTTATCTACGCTAATTATTTCGGCAGTAAAACTAACCGAAAGGGCTACTGGTCGGGCTTTATTACGCACCAGTTTTAGCATTAGTGTAGACACGTTTAGGGATATTGAATTACCAAAGCCGCCTTTTGTCGCTATTAGTAGTATCACTTATTTAGATGATGCTAGCCAGAGCCAAACTCTAGCTACCACAACTTACGATATAGATGATGCTGAAGAGCCTTGTTTGATTGTATTTGAAAAAGATTTACCGCAATTAGCGGATACACGCCTTCCAATTACGATTAATTACAGCGCAGGCTACGCGGATGCGGACGCTATTCCAGAGCCGATTAAACAATATGTACTGATGATTGTAGGGTCTTTATACGATACCTCACGCTCAGCGCACTCAGAATATGCACTACACACCACGCCAACTGCTCGCATGTTAATAGCGCCCTATATGGTTGGGGAGATTTAAGCAATGCGCTCGCATAAATTAGACAGACGAATAGCCCTGCTATCATCAACGTCAAGTATTAATGATTTAGGTGAATCGGTTTTTTCTTGGTCTACAAATATGAGCGTTTGGGCGCAAGTTAAATATAGATCAGGGAGTGAAGATTTTAGCGATGGTATAGAGGTAAACACCCAAAGTGCTACTTTTATTATACGCTATCAAGCGACCCTAACTACCAAGTATAGAGTGCTTTTTGATGGCAATACATACGACATAGAAGCAATAACAGACCCAAGAAGAAAAGAATTAATGGAGTTGGAATGTACATTGATAGAAGTGTAGACATGTTAAAAACATTTGAGGGCTTTAGCGGTAAGCTATACCGATGCACTACAGGCGCTCAGACAATAGGCTACGGCTTTAACGTAGACGCTGGTATGAGTGAACGTGCCGCTGCTTCCCTTCTTGAGCACCAAGTAACTGAATTATATGCAGATTTAGCCAGATTTGAGTTTTTTGATGAATTAGACGAGGTACGCCAGAGCGTGATTGTACAGATGGCTTTTCAGATGGGCAGCAGCGGCTTGCTTAAATTCAGAATGATGCTTGAGGCGATTAAGCAAAAAGACTACGCTAAAGCGTCTATTGAGATGCTTAATTCAAAGTGGGCTAATCAAACTCCAATGAGAGCCAAAAAAATGGCTGCAATGATGAAGGCTGGATTATGGGAGATTTAAACGTAAAAAATGAAGGTAGCCTAATAGAATGGATAAAAAACCATTCCTACGCTATTTTTATAGCGGTAATTATCATTGCGATTGATTATGGCGTAATTACCACCCGCTTAGCTGGTGTTGAAAGTTCAGTTGAAACCAATTCCAAGTCTATAAAAGAATTGGAAAAAAATGTAGACCAGATTGAGGACTTTCAAATAGAAATGAACGCTGTAATTATTCAGACACTCAAAGACATAAACAGTAAGCTAGAGCGATTTGAGAACAAATTTGACAAGTATGATGAAGGGATTCAAAGACTCTACCAAGATTATGACTTAAAAAAGAAAAACTAAGGTGATACTAATGAAATTCATTAAAAAGCTTTTAAGCAAAACCCCAAAGCTGGGAAAAACAATTAGAAACGTTGGAGGTGTACTGCTTGGTGGTACAGCTGCTTCTTTTAGCTTTCCAGAAATTCCCGAGAGCTACATACAGATTTTAACCATTGTATATGCGGTGGTTTTGGTTTTTAAAGGTCAGTACAGCACCGCTGAGGATGTGATTAAGGAAGCTAAAGAAATAGGGGAATAACCTTGTCTGATATTACTATAAATGGAATAAAAGAAGTAGAGCAATCTATGAAAGCCTTATCGGGCTTTCCGCAGCAGCGCCAGTTAATTCAAGCTGCCGGGCGCAGAGCTGCTAGAGTTTACATTAGCGCTGCAAAGGCCTCTATACCCAGAAAAACAGGTGAGCTTAAGCGATCTATAGGAACTAAATCCTCAAGAACAACAAACTCTGTTATTGTGGGGCCAAGACGTGGTGGTAAATTTAAGGGCTATCATGGCCACCTTTATGAAGAAGGGTTTACCCACCGATCAGGCGTTAAAGTGCAAGGCGCAAAGACGTTACAAAGAGCTTGGAACGCTACTAAAACCAAAGTTAGAGATGTTCAAATGCAAGTTATCGGCGAAAAGTTTAATCAATACGCTTCAAAAGCACTAAAACGATGACATCAGCGGGCAAGGTTATTTATGGGGCTTTAAACGGCAATGTGGCTGGCTTAACTAGAGTTAGCCCCAAGTTTGATGCAAACGTCAGGCCGATGCTGGTTTACTCTGCCCAATCCTTGCCTCCCACTAGAACTAAAACGGCTATTATTGCCAGAAATTACAACGTAAATCTTACAATTTTTGCAGACACCTACACGGCGTGCGAAGATTTTACCGCTTCGGTAATTGCGCTACTTGAAGTGCTTGGTGGCACAACAGTAAACGGTAACGCCGTTCGCTACTGCACCACCGCTTTTACTGGCGATATTTTTGAAGAAGAAATAGGATTTGGAACAGACATTACAATTAATCTAACCTTAAACGAAGGATAAAAAATGGCAGTATTACAGGGAACAGATCTCTTTGTTTCTGTAGGCGATGATCAAGTGGGCTTTGCGCAGACTTGCTCTATTGTGCTAAACACAGAAATCATAGATCAAAACACGAAGTCTAACGCAAGTAAATTTGCTTCTCGCAGAGCTGGCAGAAAAACAGGAACTATAAGCACGAATGGGCTTTATGATCCTTCCGACACAGCGCAAGCGGCGTTAATCACCGCAGCTTTTGCCGATTCAGCTCAGGTCACAGCAAGTTATGGAGTAGCGAATGGTACTACTGAATCTGCTACAAACTCCAGATATGTTGGGACCTTTATTATTACTTCACTTGAGTTGAATTCAACAGATAATGAAGACGCTACCTTTACGGCTACGCTTGAAAGTGCTGGTGCCATAACTCGAGATAATACAGGCGCATGATAAGGCAGATTCTAATTGAAGGTAAAAAGCGCCCCTTTGTTATGTCTATGGCCACGGTTGAATATTATTTATTTAATAGAGATGTGCCCTTAGCTGATTTAGCTAAGATTTTTAAAAACATGACCACTAAAGACTTGCCAGAGCTGATTTTGCAGGGCTTTATAGTGGGCGCTATTTTGGAGGGTAACGAATGTGATTTAACCGTTAAAGACTTGCTAAAAGCGGGTATTAAAGGGGAAATCAACCTCATCAAATTATCTGAAGAACTCAGTAGCGTTTCGGATGAGGAAAAAGATCAGGGAAAGTAGAAGGCTATGAGAGTAAGCTAACTATTCAGATGGTTCAGCAAACTATGCTAGGTTTAATGGGTGTCAGTTACGTTGATTACTGCACTATGCCTGTTCGAACTGCTTTCATAGCCATGTCTGGCCATCATCTTGGTGAGAAACATAAAATGCAAATGGAATGGGCGCAAGCCCGATTTATTGCAAGTGCTATGACAGACACCAGTAGCATTAAGTTTGATTGGGAAAAAGAGGTAGCAGCTAAAAGCGCTGTATTACCGCATGAAGAATATTTAAAAAGATTTGAGCGAGTATATGGCAAGAACAAGCATACTGGGTAACGTAGCAGTAAAAATAGGGATGCAAAGCGCAGGCTTTAATAAATCTCTAAATAAGTCGCTACTAAAATTAAAAAAGTTCGGGAAAAGTGCTGAGAAAATAGGTAAAACTCTTTCCATAGGCTTTACTACGCCGCTCGTTGCAGGTTTTGCAAAATCTATTATGTTGTTTGATAAGCAGGCTAAAGCCATTGCCCAGGTAGAGCAGGGATTAAAAACTACCGGTAACGCAGCTGGCTTTACGTCTAAAGAGTTGCAAAAAATGGCCAGTGGGTTGCAGGGTATTACCATCTTTGGCGATGAGGATATTTTAAAAGATGTAACCTCACAGCTCCTAACCTTTACCAACATAAGTGGCGATGCCTTTGCACGAACCCAAAAAGCAGCATTAGACTTGGCCACCCGATTAGATGGCGATTTAAAGAGTGCATCTATTCAACTTGGTAAGGCATTAAATGATCCAGTCGCTAACTTATCTGCATTAAGTAGATCAGGTATTCAGTTCAGCGCCCAGCAAAAGGCGGTTATAAAAGATCTGGCAGACACTAATCAATTAGCTGCTGCGCAAGCCATTATATTAGATGAATTAGAAAAGCAGTATGGGGGCTCAGCCGAAGCAGCGCGCAAAGCAGGTGCCGGTGGATTGCAGGCACTAAGCAACAGCTTTGGCGATATTTTAGAACGTGTGGGTGAATCGCTGAATCCTGTACTAAATAGATTAGTAGCCTTTTTTGATGAGATTGCAGTTAAAGCCAGTAACCTTAGTGATAAACAAATACGTTTAGGTGTAGCTATTGGTATAGCTGTTGCTGCTATTGGTCCAATGATTTACGTGATAGGTCTACTAGCTACAGCTTTTGTAGCCTTAGCTACGCCTTTAGCGCTAAAAATAGCGGCTATTGTAGCCTTAGCCGTTGGTATAAACTATCTGTACCAGAATGCAGGCGCTTTGGCTGATCGGTTTGTCTACGCTTTTAACGTTGCAAAAGAAGCGGTGTTGGATATGACGGCTAGCGCTATTGACGCTCTTGCCTCCTTGGTTGGGGTATTTGATTCAGTCACGGCTTTAGGCTTAAGAGGTATGGCTGTTGATATGCGTAGTGGTTTAGGTAATATAAAGAAAGACTTTACCGAGTTTAAAGGCTTTACGGAAACCCTAACAGATACCATATCTGCTTTGGGTGAAGCTTTTGACAATCTTTTTACAGGCATGCAAGGGGGCTCAAATTCCTCTGGTGGTAGTGGTAGCCGCCAAAACTTTGGGGAAAACATTGGGCGCGGGTCTGTGCAAGCGGTGGGTTCTGGCCCTGTTGAAACGTTAAGTGGTATTATTGAATTAGCGCCCATAGCCGCTGTAAAAATGCAAGAACTTACAAATATGCAGATTGCGCAGTCCCAGGCATTAGCGCAGACGTTTGATCAAATAGCCGATGCCTTCGCCCGAACATTTGTAGACGGACTCATGGATATTAAAAATTTTGGCGATGCATTTAAAACATTGGGTAAAACTGTGGTAGCATCACTAAAGGAAATAGCTGCGCAGATGCTAAAAATGGCTATTATTAAGGGAATCGGGTCAATATTATTCCCTGGCGCTGGTACCTTATTGACAGGCTTTGATTTAGCTAGACAAGCATTTAGTGGACCAGGTAAAATGAGGGCTGGCGGTGCTGGGGTTGCTAGCGCTGCAAATAAGCAATCATTTAGCGCTAAGCTTTTTATTGATGGCCAAAACGTAAGAACTACATACGAGATTGCTAATAGACGATTTAATAGAATTGTGGGGTCGTAAAATATGTCATATGGGGAAATAGGCTACATTCGCCACATTGATTATGGTGAAAACTCTTGGAGAATTGCGCTACTTGAAAAAGATTATACGGGTGGTTCAACTGAATTCAAAGCAGATATGCCTGTTTTTCAGCTAAATTATGTTGAGCAGCCAACACTGTTTGATTCTTTCATGGCTTCCGAATTAACTATTTTTATCAATTTACCTGATATCACGCTAATAAATAATGTAGCTAATTCAGGTGTCGGAAAATACTTAGTGACATTAAGTAAGAGTGATGAAATTGTATGGACGGGTTATATAGACCCATCTATTACTTCCTACACCAGTGAGCATGGTTTCATTTCTACGCAGTTGAGAGCTATTTGCGGTATAGGTTTATGGGAGCGCTTGGGCTATTTGTATGAAGGGTTTACCGATACTATTCAGTTGCCTGCTGAATATTTACCTATCAAAAATGCTCTTTTAAAATTCGCCCAAAAGTTCAGCCATAACATAAGCTGGGGCGTTTTTGGAGAAAGTGGCGATATTTTAGACGGGTTATCACTTAATGATAAAGTGAACCGATCAGGAACTGATGGCGATTATCAAACTATCAGTCAGAAAACGGTAGCCGATCAGATAGCCAAACGCTTTTTAAGCCGCTGGTATCAATGGAGGGGTTGGAAGTTAGAGCAGCCCGAAGGGACGCTTCACGATACCGTTTATAAACAATACACCACAGGCGGTACAGGCTTTGATTCTTTAGTTCATGGGGGCGCTGTTACGGTAACAGATAATGACTTTGTAGATGGATTGTCTACTGATTTTGAAGCAGCTATTTCAAGCAGTATGGTGACTTATAAGCACGGCATGAATGGAATAATAGATGCGATAAGCACCGATAACACCACAGGCTTTGCTCAGAATTACCTGTATGATTATCAAGATGGGAATAAGATTCTTTTAAGCGGTTCCATTGCCCCTAAGCAGGCGCAAACTAACAACCCTTTGCTATTTGTGGATTTTATTATATCGGCTGGTGCTGGTGGCCAGACTACTAAATATTGGGATAACAGTAATAAAGAATGGATTAATAGTAATCCTCACAATAGAACGTGGCTTATAAACCCCGCATTTTTCCCCTTTACTGTTGAGACTGATGATATACCCGAAGATTATACCACCTTTGGGGTAACTCTATCTGAAATTTATGTAGGCACATTTTTAAATACAAATACTCGTGGCGCTATATCGGGCAATACCGTTATTAATGCAAATGTGCAGATAACAGGTAACAGTGATGGTTCAGCTGATTCTAAGGTTACTCAAGCGATTACAGATAATGATGCTGCAGGAACTTATGATCATGGTGAGCTTTATTTTTCAACGGGTATAGCTGACTTTGATTTATCTGCATTGAAAATAACGGGTTCAACAAACAGAGCTTTATCTATTATTTCCCCAGGTAACACTACCGCTGGTTTAGATATAGATGGCTTGACTACCTTAAGTATAAACCGATTTGCAAAAGTAGCAAAGCGGAAAATTCGTGGGGTACTTTTAGACACCAGTTATGAGCCATCTAAAACCCTTACTTATGACAGTAAGTCCTATTACTTTTTAGGCGGTAGCGTTGACGGAACAGGCTACTGGCAGGGCGTTTGGCAAGAATTAAGCTACGCTGATAAATCGGTTACTTTCAGGAATTATACACAAAGCGATGGGAATGCAAATGGTAGCTTACAACAAGGCCAAGGCACACTATTAAATAACAGCTTAGCGTTGGCTTTTAATAGAGCCGCGCAAACAGAAAGCGAGCAGCTAACCACACTTACCACGGCCATTGCAGCTGGGGCCACGGTTACAAGTTTAACAATTACCGCTATTAATAGTGGTGATGCTATTGCTGCATTAAAATCTGGTTATAAAGTAAATCTACTCAATATAAGAACGGGTTTACAGCAAATTTTTACCATTAGTAGTGATTATGTATCTGGGGCCACAAGCCTTTCGGTGAGTAGTGCCACAAGCATTACCGATTTTACGAGTGGTTCAGCCTTGATTTTGAATGGGGAAAGCTTGCAAAGTTATGTGATTAAAACCGCACAATTTTACACCGCAGGCGTTCAGGCAGCCGATGTGCAAAGCATTGCTACCGTTAGCGGGACTGTTAGTAATTCAGTTGCAATTACCGCTATACCCGTAAGCGCTTTAAGTTATCAGATTACCGATGGACAAAAATTAAGAATAGTTGATGCTGATGATGCCAACACCTTTGATGAGGTTGAAGTTTCTACAGATACAGCAAGTGGCGCAACATCTATTCCGATTCTTAGTACCACATTAACTAATGCCTATAGCTCTGGCGATAGCGTAGTATTTACTGTGGCTCAATCATCTGGCCTATTATATATTTTAGCGGGTTCGGCTGGCGTGAGTGCTACTAATTCATCTAATAGCGCAAGCACTGCAGGTACCGCAAGAGATGCCGCGGTAACAGCTAGTAATTTATCTCAGGATGCAAGAGATGCCGCGGAAACCTTTAAAGACAATGCGGAAACTTTTAAAAATAGTGCAAGTTCAAGTGCGACTGCATCAGCTTCAAGTGCTCAAGCAGCATTAACAGCCAAAACCCAATCAGAGAGTTTTGCATCAAGTGCGAGTGCAAGTGCAACCTCAGCCAGCGGATATGCTAGCACTTCTTTAACCGCAAGGAATGATGCACAAACGGCGGCTGGTAGTGCTCAAAGTGCCTTATCTCAAGTAAGTGCAAGTGTTAACGGCCTAGATACACAGATTGTACTAAAGGGGATTACTAATGCAGACGGCACCACCTCTATGGCGCTTGTTCGTCTGGATACATCACCAAGCAATAGCAATGTAACTATTTCAGCAGATGATATTGAAATATCTGGTAAAACTACTTTTTTAAGCGCTATTAGTAGCGCTATTTCATCAGGCGCTATAACTAGCCCCGGCGCTAAAGTTACTCGATCAAATAACGCCCCATCTAATGCCGCGTTAAATGATGTTTGGGTAGATACCAATGATGGGAATAAACCATATAGCTACAATGGTTCGGTTTGGGAACCTATGTTTACCATAATTGATGGGGGTAATTTAACCACTGGTTCAATTACCGCTGCTAAAATTGCCTCCAATGCCATAACCGCCGCTAAAATTAGCGCTGGTGCTATTACTACGGATAAGATAAGCGCTGGCGCTATAACCGCTGTAGAGTTAGCAGTGGATGCTATAGAGACAGATAAAATTAGCGCTGGAGCTATTACTACTGTTAAAATAGCGACATCAACTATTACCGCTGATAAGATAACCTCAGGCGCCATAACCAGTCCTAAGATTGCAGCTGGGGCTGTAACAGCGGATAAGATAACCGTTACAAACCTATCTGCTGTAAACGCTAACACAGGAAATTTAACGGTAAGTGGCATATTAAAAAGCAATAACTATGTAGCAAATACCTCAGGTTATGCATTAAATCAGAACGGTACCGCTGAATTTCAATCCGTGACGGTTAAAGGCGTTTTAATTGCTGGAAGTGGTTCTGATATTGATTGGGATTATGTAAATAATGTTCAAATTATAACAGCGCAGATAGGGGATGCTCAAATCACGTCGGCTAAGATTGCAGATGCTACTATCACGACTGCGAAGATAGGGGATGCTCAAATCACGTCGGCTAAGATTGCAGATGCTACCATTACGTCGGCGAAGATAGATAGTTTAGACGCTGCTAAAATTAATGCTACTTCTTTAAGCTCAATAACCACAAGCACAGGAAGCCTTGCTGTTAGTGGCACTTTAACTTTAGGATTAGGTGGTAGTATTGAAATGTCATCAGGTAATACTATAACAGATGATGGAATTTCTTTAGAACAAGGTAGTGGAACTAAAATAACAACAGACCCTAGTGTTATAAATTGGGGTAATGATGTATCTATATATGGAACTTTTCAAGGCGTGGGTGGTCATACATTACAAATAGAAGCTAGTACAATGTCTATAAACGCTAATTTAGACTGTTTTGGTGTAGTTTCGTTAGGTAGTTTAAATAGCTCTTTTCGGGGCTCTTACAAATCATCGGACGACTCAGCTGGAATAAGCGCTACAAGAACTTGGACTGATCAATCACTCACGACTCACAGCGTGACCATAAAAAATGGACTTATAACTACTTGGACCACAGAAGACTAATGACTATAAATAATTACATAGCGTTTACAGAAAAAAGATTAGAAGCAGAATCAGAACTACTTGCAAACTTAAAAGTAGTAACCGCAGATAATGAAAAATTACAATTAACCATAAAGGAGCTAGAAAATGGCAATAGCATTATTAAAACCCCAGCCGAGGTTAGCACTGCCAGCGCTAACTCTGACGCTTGATATCCCTAATTTTGATGGCATAGGCTTCATGATAATTGGAACAACATTTGAGGTAGCATAAAATGGCTGAACGTACTGACGCATACTTAAAAGGTCGATTTATAACAGGTGCCACACCTACTGAAGCTGATTTTGGTGATATGGTAGATAGTAAACGCAATGTTGCTGATAATTTGGCAATTAGTGATGTTACTGGACTACAAACCGAATTAGATAATGCTTCTACCGCTATAGATTGGGGTGATATTACAGGTACACTAGCGGATCAAACGGATTTAGATACCGCGTTGGATAGTAAGTCACCCACGACACACGTGCATAGTGCAGCAACCACCTCAGTAGCTGGGTTTTTGAGTGCCGCAGATAAAACCAAATTAAATGGGTTAGATGCAACAAATTATGCAGCTGCATCCCATGACCATATAAAATCAGATATCACAGACTTAGCATCTACTGAATTAGTGCCATCTGGTGGAACGGATGGTCAGTTATTGAGCAAAGTTAGCGGCAGTGTTGCTTGGGCTGATGCAGCTGGTGGTGGTGGAATGAGCCTAAACGAAAAGATAAATCAAAATATACTTTTTGAAAATGTGGCTAGATTAAACTATCAAGATAGCTTAGCTGCTATAGCTTATCGGGGCGGAACCTTTGATATTTTTACGGACGAAACGAAAATAGCGAGTAAAACACAAGTTAGCGTTAGTACTTTAGCTGTTGGAGCGGATAACGGTAGCATAATACTTGATGATTCAATTAGCGGGTGGGGTGCTATAAATGATGTTACATACGATTCAAAAACGATTAGTGTAAGTTCGCAATCCTCATTGCCAAATGGGTTTTCTTTTAATCCAGATAAATCTAAAATGTTTATTTTGGGTTCAATTAACAATGTTATTTATCAATATACATTATCAACTCCGGGCGATGTTTCTACAGCTACTTATGATAGTGTAAGTTTTTCTACAAGTTCACAAACTAGCTTTCCGACTGGATTATTTATTAAACCAGATGGGACTAAATTTTACCTAACTGATGGGTCTGCTATGTATCAATATAGCATGAGTACTGCTTTTTTAATTAGCTCAGCTTCTTATGATTCTATTACGTTGACAGTTGGCACTGGGGCAAGAGGGCCATTTTTTAGGGCTGATGGTCTTAGATTTTATGCTATTTATTCAGGAACAGTTGTCTCGGAATATTCGCTTGCTAGCGCTTGGGCAAATATAAGTACGGCTACTTTAATTTCACAGACAACTATCTCAACACAAGATAACTCATTACGTGCAATATGGTTTAAAGATGATGGGCTTAAAATGTACTTACTTGGAAGTCAAAATGATAATATTTATCAATATACGCTGGGGACGGCTTGGGATAGCTCAGACTTTACATACGATTCATTAAGTTTTAGTGTAGGTAGTCAAGAAACAGCCCCTAATGCTATATTTATTGATGATATCGGGTTGCAATTATTTATAATTGGTCAAATAACTGACGCAGTATATCAATATACGTTGGGGTCAAATGATGGATTTTTAACTACGGGTAACTTCATTAGCACTTCACTAGATTTGACGGGCGACTTAGCAGCAAATCCGACTAAAGTAGTAGTGAGTTCAACTTTTGCAACACCCACCGATACGACTTTATCGCTTAAAATTTCAGACGGAACGCCAGCAAATGATGTTACAGTCACAAGCGCTAATTTCGACACAGAAGTAGACTGCTCTAGTTTAACGACTCGAACGCTTACTTTGCAGTGGCTATTTACTACCTCAGATACAGCTGCAACGCCAACTTTAAATAATTACGGAGTATACTTTACATGAGACCTACTAATGTAATAAACGAAATAAAAAGCGGCTCAACGTCTCAATTAGAGCAAGTTTTTGCATCTTACGAAGCGCAAGGAATGCCGATTGTAAATAACGGTACAACTTATCATTTGCAATGCCGTCCGCTCGATCGCACCAACTGGCTAGGTGTAATGGCAATGGCTAACTTGCTAGATTCAGACTTAGATACCGTCACTATAATGACTTTCGAGAACGTACCAATTACACTCACAAAGCCACAAGTACTACAAGCCATGGCAAACATAGGCGTTTATTCTCAGGCTTTATACGGCGCCAGGTGGTCAACTAAACAAGCGATTAGCAACGGCACTACGTCTATTCAAGCTACATTTTCAACCGCTTTACTAGCTATTCTAAACCCATAAAAAAAGCCCCGACAGTTACGAAGGGGCTTCTTCCGAGCGTAATGCGAGCGCTCAGCTAATT